TCTTGTATACTTGCAAGTTCTGATCCTGATATTTTAGTCCAGCTTGGTAGTGCCATTTATATCCCCTTACAAAGCTTCATCGAATGTTGCGTTACTATTTCCAAAATCAGCAGTGCCATCTGCAGGAGAGAATACATCTTGAGATGTACCAAAGTCAACATCTACTGATTTCAAAATAAAATCAATGATGCTAGTTCTATTTCTTGTTAGGTCTCCAAAGTCCCATTCAAACGCTTGTTCGAGTTCTGCCATAGTAATATCATTAAGAGAAGTAATGTTAGTAATAGGATTACTATTAGCATTTAGTGTTGCATTAAGTGTTGGAGTTGTTTCTCTCGAAAGCAAACTATCTATTGTTATACTAGGAGCAACGCCGCCTGCTACTGTTGCTTGTGCAGCACCAGTACCATTGATTGTAATAAAAGTCGTTGGAGATACAACAGCACTTGTAGTTCCGTCAGTTATTCTAGTATACCCAGTTGCACTAGCTAGATAAACATTGTTGCCGTCATCACTAATACGTATACTCATTGTATCTGAATATAATGGATCGACTAATAGTTTTCTAAACTGGAACGTATTTGAAACTTCTTGTGCAAATATTCCGTAACCGGCATCGCCAATATTTTCTGCTGAGATTTCTGTGACGGCTGATACTTTTAAATCTAGCTCGTCAAAGTTTTGATTTACCTTAATAAATGCTTCTCGTAAATCATCGCCTGTGCCGTCGTTAGCAAGTAATCCTACATTAATATCTTGAATTGCCATGTTAGTCTCCTGTTATACATATTTATCAGAAACTAGTATTATACGTTTGACCAACTTGTTCCATTAAATACTACAACACTACTATTTGTTAAATCCCATGCTATCATTCCTTCATTGGATCCATCTGCTGCGCTTGGCAAATCAGCATTTTCAAATGCAGGAAGTTGTAATCCAAGTATTGAGTAAAACGCTGGAAACATTACAGCGCCAGCACTTCCGCTGCCGTTGTCGCCTACATATCCGTAGAATGCACTGCCATCATAGAAAATTTGTCCTGCTACTGGCGAAGCCGGTGGTAACGAGGTTGCTAGTAGTTCTAGCCTCCCGCTTTCGATCTTAAGAGCATTGTTTGTTCCTGGGTTTACCGAAATTGTAGCAGTATTCGTTATAGATCCAACTCCTGCAATCAGTGGTGTATTTAATGTACTTGAAGCTGTTACTGTATTTCCAGTAACGGTGCCTGTGGTTGCACTTATACTGCCGCCTGTACTAAAGTTGGCTGCTGTACTTGTAATACTTGTTAAAATATCAAGTGTTTCTATGCTTACATCTTTTAGTGTGTTGGTGCTTGTACTTGTAGGTGCTTGATTAAATGCATCTGCTTCGAGCGCCGTTGTAGTGGTTGCACCTCTGCCTGTAACAGTTGCAAGTGTGTCAGTTTCAATTGTTAACAAACCTGTTGCATCAAATGTAAGTGTAACTTGCCCACTTGCTGCTGTAGCTGTAATTCTTCCGCTACCAATAACATCGCCTTGTTGTAAATAGTTGTTTGTATTAATCTCAGCAATGGTTGTAAATTCACTATCATTGGTTAGTAAACTAATATTAGAACCTGCAGTTAGTGCATCGGCAGGAGTAAATGTAAACACACCAGCAGCATTATATATCAAACTACCTTGACCGCTTGCTGGATTGGTTACAACACTAAAATCAGCAAATCCTATACCGCCTGCTTCCGGCGATGCTTGCCAACTTGTTCCGTCATATTTTAATACATCATTTAAAACAGCATCGGAAACAAAAACGTCTCCGATATCGTCTAGGTTGTCAATAGCTTGAAGATCTGGTTTGTTGAGAATAAATGCAGCACTGTTTGTATCTGTTTCAGTCCAATCACTTTGTACTTGCGGAACAACAAGATTCCCATTGAGTGTTAGCGAAGTTGCAGTCATTGTAGTTGCTGACAGTGTAGTTATTGTACTAGCACCGGTTACATTTAATGTGCCGCCTAAGGAAACGTTTCCGGTGGTAGATAATGTACTACCGCTTAGTGATCCGCTTACACTTAGACTAGTTAGGTTAGCAATGCCAACACTTGAAAAATCTAATGAGTCGCCACTAGGGATTTCTTTCAGTCTGTTACCGTCATTTGTGTCTACTACTAGTGGAAATCTATTTGCCATTCTCTAAATCCTGTTCTTTTTTATATTTATCGTATATTTACAATGCTGCTATTCTTGCTTGAAAGTCAGCAAAGTCTGCGCTTGCTGCTACTTCAGATTGCAATGTTGCTAAACTTACATAACCCGGAATAACACCATTTACAGCATCTACTAATAATGTACTATCATCAGCAAACACACTGCCTTTGATATCCGTAGTAATGTCACCATCTTCTAGTGCTGCTATATCTGCATATAACTCTGTAAAGTTTTCATTGATTTTTATCATTGCATTGCGGAGGGGATCTCCCCCTCCGGTATTTGCTCCAGTGCCTACATTTATTGTTTGTTGTGCCATTATACTCTCCCTACTACTACTTCAACAACACCACGTTCGCTGTCGTCCTTTGTTCCAACTGCCTTACCAATAACTTGTCCGACATTTGGTGTGTTGTTGACAATAGCATAACCTGGTACAGCACTTGTAACAAGCATGTCACCTTTGGCAACCTTACCAATAACTTTACAAGGGACTCTCCCTTGTAGTGCTACACCTACTACATGTTCGCCTTGCAATGCACTATTCATTAAGTGTGCTGGATTGGTTGTAACAACACCTGCTGCACTAGTTTGTCCTTTGGCAGTACATGCAGTAACTTCTTCATCACCGCCAAATACAAGTACTGTTCCTGGTTCATATGCTGCATCACCTAAATAGTTCTCTGCAAGGTCGGCATATAGTGCTGCGGTTGCTTCACCATTAAATGTTGTTGCCCATACAGTGTTGTATCTATTTGTACTACTACCAATACTCACACCATTGTCTGCGCCGCTGTTTGCTGGACCTACAATATTACCTGTATGTGTAATGCTACCTGTGATGTTTATACCAACGGTACCACTAATAGTACCACTATCAAATGTAAGACCTGTTAAGCCTGTAATACTTGTACTTGTTGCACCAAGTGCAATACTAGTGCCACCAATAGTTACATCATCATTTGCTAGTTTAGCATTTACAACACCCAAGTCTTCAAGCTCTATCCAGCCATTGGTTGATGTAAACTGTGTACTATGGAAACTCGCCAACCCTAAGTCTGCTTGTGTAATACCAACTGCATTTACTCTTGTAGTCGCAGCATTCATATTAAGTTTGCTTTGATCTATTGCAGCACTAGCATTAATATCATTGTTAACAATAACACCAGTATTGATATTTGCTGTAATACTATTACCACTTGTATATGTAAGTCCAATATCGCCAGTTACTTCAACATTTACACTTTGTTGATTAGTTCCTACAAATGCTAAAATGTTGCTAGTGATAGGAGCGCCTGTTCCTGTAATAGTTACATCGCCGATATCATTTAGTTGATCTGTTTTTTGATCAACATATTGTTTTGTTGTAGCATCACTTGAAGCAGTTGGTGTTCCTAAGTTAGTAATACGATTACTACCCAAGTTCATGTCACTGTTCATAATAGTTTGACTAAACCCTGGACCACCTAAACTCATTACGCCTGGACCGATAACTGTACCGCCTGTAGCGCCATCTCTATCAAATCCTAAACGCTGATCTATGTAACCTTCTGTTGCAGTCTGTGTTGGTACTGCATCGCCTTTGGCATCAGTAAACGTATCGTCGTTGCTAAACTCGTTAACACGCACACCACGCTTAAATCCAATACCATCAATGTTTGTAAGAACAAGTGCAGCATTGAATGTAACACTACCAGTACCTTGGTCGACTGTAAAGAATCTACCTACACGGAAGAAACCATCTTGGTCAGTAAGTGTAGCAAAAACACGACCTTTGTTGCGTTCTTGTACTTGTGCTGCACTTGCATTACCAGTACTGTCGATTGCATCGCCGGATGAAACAGGAGCAAATCCAAATGGTGAACCGTAAATACGTTCTGGATAGTTACTGGTGTTAAATCCACCTGTACCAATGTCAAGCATATCGTGTCCTGTTGCTCTGTTGGTACTAATGTTAACAGTAATCTCTGCTGCTTCTCCAGATGATAATCCAGCTTTTAGTGTTATACCACCACTGTTGACCAATGTCTTAGCAAGTCCAGGATTCAATGCAGGCCAGTGAATATCTGTATTAGCAACATCAGAAATCTGTATTACAGCCATTGCAACAGTACCGCTGCCACCTGTGTATGAGTATTCTGCATAGTCATCTATCTGATAGGTTTTGCCGCCCCATGTAACAATCATATCAGCATTTGCTAAACGTGTTCTTTCAGTAGCATCTAGTTGCCCAATTGCAATAAATCTACTCCCGTCTGTGCTTGTAGTTGCAGCAGTAGCACCCATTGTAATAGTTGCACTTGGTGTGGCAGCAGCTACAATATCAGTATAGTTTGAGTTTACAGTACTGTTAGCACTAAAGAAACTTTCAGTAGCGGTTATTATACTTTGATTAACGCTTAAATCAGTGTATCTAAAGTTACTATCAAATGTCACCATACGCTGGTTAGCCGTTGTAGTTACTCCATCTGTGATTTGATTGCCGAATAGAATAGTACGATACACATACTCTGTAGTATCTTGCGTGAAAGTAAATGCTGTACTTGGACGAGTTGGTAGTTCTTCTGTACCAAAGTCATCGAGTAAGAAGTTTTGCTTGTGACGTATTACAAGTTTGGTATCGTGATCAGTATTTTCTTGTAAACCATTTGATGCTGTTCCTTCGAGTCCAGTACCAAAGTTTAACTTCCATACTTTACCATCACGCACAGGAGTACTATCATCAAATCTCGGAGTACCTGCAATACTAGCAGCCGTTATTACTCCACCGTCTACATCTGTTGTTGTAATAGTAGCATCGTTAGCAGGTGTAGCACCGCCAAGCAGTGTACCTGGAATAATGATTGTCTCGCCGGCTGCACCTGCTCCACTGCCGCCTCCTGTAATATCAACACTGTAGTTGTCAGCTCGTGTTTTCTTGACTTTAAAGATAGCTGTATCAGCAGTGTATGTACCTGTAAGTCCGACTGCACTACTAGTGTCAATGTCGTAACTACTTAATGTAAAGTTGGCATCACTTGCGTTTGTTATTTCGTATGGTTGATACAATCCAGTATTGTGTAGTATTTCAACTTCACTTACGTTATGAGGATATTCTTTTAAATCATAAACATACATAAACAACGAATCTTCTGGTGCATCATTGTCTAGTGTTGTAACTGTTGCCGGAATACCAACATTTGTACTTGTAGGTGAAGTAATAGTTGCAGTTGTGTTGAATGTTCCTGTTGTGGTATGTACATACAATCTAGTAGGATCTCCACTACCATCTTCTTCACCTGTGAAACTTAGTATACCTGTCGCATTAGCTGCTCTAGTTGCAACACCTCCACTAGTGTATGCAGTGTTGGTTGAAGAATCATATGCAGAACTTAATCCAGCGTCAGTGTACAATGTAAATTCGTTAACATTTGTTACACTTACATAAAACTGCAAGCCATTTAGTTCTGTCATACCAACAACTCCAGATATTGTAACTAGATCGGCATTGGTTAGCCCATGTCCAGTTGCAGTAACTGATGCTGGACTTGCTTGTGTAACAGCGGTAATAGTAGCATTGATCAAGCCTTGTGTTAGTGTTTGTCCTGCACTAATATTTCCTGTAGACGGTGCCGCAGCTGAAAAATCTAATATGCCATCTGCTCTAAATGTTTTTCCAGGAAATACCATATTAGCACCTAGTGTAACATCTGTAGCAACTTCATCTGGATCTGCGCCTGCCGAAACCAGTCCGTAAATACCATAACTGTTGTTGCCTCCAAGACTACGTATTTGAGATCCGTCTAGTGCAAGATATCCAGTATGACAATAGTATGTAAACATACTAACAAGTTCTGCTAGTGCGTTGTTAACACATAATGCACCAAACCCTAAATCGTTGATTTGTGTAAAGTCGTTTGCTAACATACTTCTGTTACCACCACTTTGTACAAATATGTCAACACCAGTGCTGCCAGTATACCCTCGACCAACTACAAACGTTTGAGCAAGGCCGCTGCCTGTGTATGCACTAAATGCACTAGTATTATAACCTGCTGTTAGAGCTGCATCGGTATATAGTTCGACTTCATTTGGATTGATTGTGGTTTTAACATACAACGTAGCACTGTTTATTTCAACCATACCATTTACATTACTGATTGTAATACGATCTGCATCTGAGTATGGATGTGCAGTAGTTGTGCGCAGCACAGCGGTTGCTGCCTGTGTAATATTATCTATGTTGCGTGATGTACTTTCGCTTGGATTACTGGTTTCATCTAAAATAAATGTAGCAGTTCCGGCAGCTTTATCGTATGCAGATATTGTGTTAACTTGATATCTTGCACCGTTGATAAAGAACGGAAACGGTGTAGGAGGTCTTCTTACAAATAAACCTTGATCAGTCGGTGAACTTACACTAATACTAAATGCACTATTTACTGTGTCAATAGTTGCAGGCATATTACCTGCATATCCGTCAACAAACAATCCGCCTGCAAAGTTTCTGTTTGTTCCTTTTGATTGTGCAAAACTTGATCCTGTTTGACAATAAGGCGAACGTGTTAATATTTGACCTTCTGGGTCAAGCACCATCATAAATCCGCCTTGTCTTTGTACAGTAATGTTTCTTACAATAGTACCATCATTACACAGTAGAACATCCATTTCACTGTTGTTTAATGGAGGATTATAGTTTACATTATTAAAATATGCAACACAATCGACCAACGCAGTAGCTTGTGTATCTGATGCAGCTTCTGCTGCATAATCTTCATCAAATATCTGAGCAACACTTCCTGTTCCTGCATAACCATTGCCTGAATCGTTGGCTAGTACGTTTGTGATAATAGCTTTTAGATTTGTTATTGCTGCGGCAGTTTCTGTTTCTTGTCCTGCAACGGCACCTGCATAGTATGCGCCTTGATTTGTAAGAGTGTTTTCTCTTCCACCTACACGTAAATCTTTAACAATACCGTCAACAATCAATCCAGTATCTCTACGACATTTGGTTTCGTTGTAAACCAAGGAAGGATATGTTGCATTAACATATTCGATTGTTTCTTCTACCAAATAGGCTTTGTTGAGTTCAATCAATCTTGCAGCTTCTTTAAAGTTTCCAGGATTGGCTGTAGCATCGGTGCCTACATCTGCTATTTTACTAGGATCAGAAACATAATGATATCCATATTTTCCTTGCTTGCCACTAACTGGGTGTGTAAAGTGATAGCCGCCGCCTGTAGTTGCAATATCAAACGTTAAGTCTGCTCCGCCACCAGCACCAATTTTACTGTCGTTAATAGTTATTGTTTCGCCAACAATAAATCCATCGCCGCCACTTGTAATGGTTACAGTACAGGCTCCACCTGATAAAACAATAACCTGGAATGTAGCTTTTACGCCGGCACCATTAGATCCCCAATCATCTACACCTATCTGATATGTTCCTAGTGTACGTGCCGGATCATCAGCAGACACATTTGTTAGTGTTGCAGCTGGTGAATATGCTGATATAAGTCCATCAGTTACAATATCTCTATAGAAATATGTATGATTCCATTTACTCTGCGAAACACCAGGCTTTGGACGTAGAACAACTCGTCTAAACTCATCGCCTTTGATACTTACGTTTTCAGGTAACTTAATAGGAAGGTGTTCGTAATAAATACCACTTTCAATTCTTACTGTGATTTGGTTGTTTCTAGTAATATTACCAAATTCTAGTTCTTCACCTGCAATAAACTCAATAGGTTCAACTAGGTCAACTACTACACTATCAGTAGTAACACTTGCGCTACGAGTGTAATCAGTAATAATACCTTTTGCACCTGATAGTTTCCCTACAATGATTTTACCTTCAATAAGATCAGGATTGCCTTCACCACCTTGATCAACTGCTGCGTTTGTACCATTAGTAAATGCAAATGTATATCCTGCGCCTGTAGCTGCAAGGGCAACATCTGTTCCTGACAAAATGTCAATGATTTCATTAAAACGATCAGTGTAGGCTGTAATAACACTTGCTGAGATTGTGCCCGGTGCTGCTGTATTAGCGTCATTAAATGCACTAACCAACTGTGCTCTAACCACAGCAATTGATGCTCGTGTAGCTGCTCCTTGATCTACTTGTGCTTTAATTGCACTTGGGTTTGCATTGTATCTTAGGCCTGCCCAACGTGATAGATAGTTTACTGTTAATCCTGCATTAACATCAAGTCTTACAGAATCGATCATTAGTTGTACATCACGTTTACAAAGTTGTATATCGTATGTTAAGTCTGCAAAGTTAACTTCAATGTAATCTTGTACAAATTCTTGTATAGAGTTTGTATTAGACACAGCTAAGTTACTAGCTGCTACTGCGGTTGCTGGACTGGTATATCCTGTAATACTATCAATAATACTATTAACAGCGCCATTGTCGTATGTTACTTGCTGTACATAAGGACCAGGTTCGTATGGAGTAGCTTCAATAATCGATTCTGCTTTAATCATAGCAGCATTAACAGATTTGTAAGCATACTGTGGCGACCTACCTTCTTGGCCAGCTGGAGCTGCTTTTTGTGAATCATCGCCAGATGTTGAAACATAAATGTTTGTTGCACTAGCATAGCCCTGTGTATCAACATAAAGTTTTGTAACAGCTTGTAAATCATCTTTACCATTTGGAGCGCCGAACCCTTCGAGAGGATTTGGGTGATCCGCTAGGTAAAGTGTGTCTAACATACGTCTGTTGGTTTCGCTACCTGCTCGTGTAATAACTTCTTGTGTTTGTGGAACTTGTGTACCAGTAGCACTTGCTGGAACATTCAAAGCACCAGTCATGGTATCGCCTGCTACATTTACATAGTTATCATCTGCATAACCCTTACTGATGATAACATTGTCAGTAGAAATAGCTGCTGATCCAGGATGTGTAGTTGCCCAGTTGGTAACAAGTGTATTAATATCATCACCTGCTCCGGTATTTCTTAGTGTTGTATTAATAGCATTACTATATGCTGTTACTGCTTGAGCGTTTAAGGGAGCATTTAATACCGGATCAGGATCACGTTCAATATGTGGATCATTGATGATAATCTTGACTGTGCCGCTTTGATTAGGCGTAGCAGGATCTACATCATCAAACTCAACAACGACACTATTATTAATAGTATTAACTGCTTTATCCGAGCCGTTATTGCCAGTATCACTAACAAACTTATAAAAGTTTAACCCAGTTTCTGTACTGTTAACTGCTGTGATAGCACCTGTGTTTCCTAAATATGAATCAGGAACATCGTCGATATTTTTAAATGATATTGCACCGCCAAGCCCAAATACAGCATATAGTTCAGTAAAGTTTGTATTTACTTTTTTGAAACTTTCACGGATGCTATCGCCTGTGCCGTCATTACCCTCGATACCAATATCAACTTCTTGTCTTGCCATTTCTTTATCCTTTAAAACTGTGGTACTAAATTATCCATATCGAAGTTGACGCTTACGCCACATCCGCATGAACTCTGTGCATTTGGATTGTTTATTTCAAAGTTAGCACCAACTAAACTTTTTACATAATCCACTTCGGTTCCTATTAGAAACATTAAACTGTGAGCGCCTACTACAAACGCACATCCATTTGTTGTTTTTACAACTTCGTCATCTGCTGCTAAGTCTGCTGGAGTAGCTACTGTACCCCATTCGTATTCAAATCCAGCACATCCACCACCCTTGATGTTTAGTGTAATGCCGTAGCAGTTGTTTTCTTCACTTAGAAGATCGATTTGTTTCTCTGCTGCTGGAGTTAATGTTAGTATGCTCATAGTGTTCCTTTCTAATATTTATCGTTGTATTTTATAATCTTAATGTAAATCAGTGGTAAATATACTTATGTTTCTAAAAGAATATTTAATTGATACGTGGCACATGCGCCGCAGTAAACTCGGCAAACAACACACGTATAATCGTAAAAAAACAATGGTACTGCTACGTTGCGATAACTGCAACGAAGAGTTTGCTAGAGAGCGAGGAAGTATGGATCCAAAAAGACTCAGCAACAACTATTTCCATGTATGCGAAAACTGCGATGCAAAACGTTTTGCACAACAGCGTGGAGTGAATGCAAAGCAAGTATGGAAAATGTCAGCAAGCAGTAATATGCCTATTGGAAAAATATAGCTTGTAATCATTATCTATATCTTCAAACGTCATTCCTTTTAAAATCTGTTTGTGAAAATCGTTACACTTGTTTGTCATAATAGGACTAATGTTAGTTTGTAAATATTCTGCGGCTTTTTCTGCTATTGAAATATGAGAAGGAATATCAGGATGCCCATCTTCAAATGGTGTTTTTGACCATTTAGCACTTTGTATTTGATACCTTCCTTTAAAATTATCACTTAGTTCAGGTAGGTCTACATAGTCTATAAAATCAGTCATGGACATATGATATTGTTTTATTCCTATCTTATCGCAAATTGCTTTTGTTGCTAAAATATAATTTTCACTTTTTTCAGTTTCAAAATCTTCATTGTACCACTCTTTAATTTTCTTCCAAATATACCTATTTTCTACACTATGGGCAATATTGCCGTCATTGTGTGTCCATCCGTCTTTTTTTAAGTAATCAAATCTAAAAGGACCAGTCCATTGAATAATAATTGCATCATAAAGATACAACTGCTGTGTTTTGTATAAGTGACATAATATGTAGAAGATGCGCTCGTTGCCAATACCTGCTTGACCAAACTTGTCTGCTTGAAGTACATCTGCATATGTAGGCCAAATGTAGTTTGTAAAACTACATCCAATGGCTGCAACTTTTAACCTTTGCGCCAAATAGTCCATGCTCCGTATGCAATAGCACCATAAGCAATAAGTTTAGTTAATGGGGAAAAGATAATAATAGCTGCGCCTGCTGCTACCATTAGCACTCCGTCAACGGTTGACCGCTCCCGTAATCGTGTTTCTATCCAGTTTTTGATCATTTGATAATCTCCTAATACGTTTGTCTTGTTCTTTTAGTTGTTGTTCTAATCTACTTAACTTTTCTTCAAGTGCAAAAACATATGCTTGAGTTGGTATTTGTTTTTCCATACCATCTTCGCCAAGCATGGTAAAACTATTTACGCCTGCGCCCTTGAGTCCGCCCAGCACTCTGTTAGGATTTTTATCCTGTGACTGTGTAGGCGCTTGTGTACGTGCATACATCGTTTGTATAAAGTTGCTTCTCATGTTGTTCTCCATGCTGTATTTATGCTGCCATTTGCTTGGACTCTTCGGTCATGCTATAAAGTTGTCCACTTGCCAAGTTTTTCATCTTAGCCTCGACCATAATGTCTGCCCACTCCCAATGCGACAATGCCCATTCATTGACTGCATTATTCCACATGTAATCACTGTGTGCTCTTAGTTTTCCTTTTTTGTATCCACTTTCAAGCAGTGTTGCCATGTCTGGTCGTACACCTGGATCAAATTCTTGTAGTACATCCTCGCGGCTACAACTGTAATGCATAGCAGGACGCTCGCCACGCCAGCTATCGACAATACGTTTAATACGGTCATCATCGGGTTGAATATATTCTCCTTCACGACACCAGTGATGGTGGATGTCTAGCACCAGAGCGAGATCGTTTGCAAGCTCAAGACTGTCTCCAATTCCCCATTTGTTTTCGTCGTTTTCGATTGTAATAGTGTTTCTTGCTTCTGGCGAGAGGCGTTTAAGCGTGTCGCGGATACCGGCTGGACCTTTGCGGCCTGAGATGTGTACGTTGCACTTGAAGTCTTGGAAGCGTTTTCCGTAGCCCATCCACCGTATGAGAGTGGCGTGATATTCAAATTCTTCTATGCTCCTTTCGACGATTTCGTCATTGTCACTTGCGAGTACACAGAATTGTCCTGGATGCATTGATAGTCGCACATCAAGGGCTCTTGCCGCTTCACCGACTTTTGCATATTCTCTCTCACCATGTGCAATAACGTCAGGACGCTGCCAAAAATAACTCCAGTCACGCTGGGTATAACAAGGAAGCTGATTACTACCCAGTCGGACCATTCTAAGCTCTGGAGGAAGGCTTCCCACATATTCAACTAACCTTTTTGCTGCGGCAGCATTATGAACCATGATATCCCACATGCGTTCTTCTGCAACTGCCGTTGTTTGTCTATTTAGCCAAGCAACTGTGGTGCTGCGCTCTGTAAGAGGTCGCTGTAGTTCTTCTAACAGCTTCTTAGGCTGTGATTGATTGTAATGTAGATACTTGCAGGCAAAGCCGATGCGTTTTGTCATACTAGGTCCAGTTCGGGCAACTTGATAAGTGTTGCTGTATATTTGGTTTCGTTCCAGTTTTGGGGAGGGCCAAACTTGCCAACCGTCCTAAAAACCACTGCCTCTTCGGTCTCGCCATACTCGTAGCCGAGAAAAGTAAGACCTGCATACATCATATAAGTTCTAATCATACAACTACTATACTAGATTTTAACTAGTTTGTCAACCACTAAGCTCGCTCCTGTGTACACCATTAATGATATCGTCCAATGCACTTATATTTACTGTATAACATAGTGAATCTTCGCCCCATGTTTCGCAGTATTCTTTGCCCGCGGCATCAGCAAGTTCTTTACTGCTATATACTCCGTGATATCTATAGTTTGATTCTTGTGAAGTTTTATTATAGGTATGTACTACATAAATGTTAGTTGTTGTCATTGCCAATGTTCCTTTACCCAACTGTCATTTGCATCTTCTGGATTTGGTTCTCCGTGAAATACAGCAATACATGTATTAGGATCTATTTTAGGTGGTGCGTCTATTACAAAGTTACGTTTTCTTACAGGATCAAGTTTGAGATCTCTCCTGTCTCTCATTTCCCACTTGTAACTCATTATCCATTCGTCAGGCCAGAATTGATGATCAGTAATGTGTTTAAACATCCAATCTTGATCTCCACGCAATCGTTGCATGTGCGCCAGCGGATTTTGTTTGAATTGTTGCCAAATATTATCGTATGCTCCAATGTTTATTCTAAATACACTACTGTTCATACGATTCCAATCTTTGCGTTGACTACGATTAAAATCACGTATGATACAAAATCTATTAGGTTGATGTGTAAACAGTTTGTCAATGTTTTTAAAAACTACAACGTCTAAATCTAAAAATAACAGTGTTCCTTTTATTGGCAAGTCAGCACCAACAAACATAGGTTTGTACCACCAGCCATTGGCTCTTATTTTTGGCAGTGGATAGGTTGTGATATTTTTGTTCAATCCTGTTGTGTTTTCTGTAAAGCATACAAACTCATAATCAATAGTGATATTCCTATCCACCATATTGTATAACTTGTTTACGTACTCAGCAGAATATTTGTCACCCCATTTTAGACACGCTACATATCTTTTAGGAGTTGATATTGTTTCAACATTAGGGTTTGGTACAGGAACAACAGGCAGACCCGCTTTGTCGCGGGCCTTCCTTGCTTTGCGTTCTGCTTTAGTCTCAGTCCACTGCTTTGTAGATTGCACTGTTTGCTCCATGCTCTGAACATTCTACTTCTGCACACCAGCAACGATTGTCTGTTGCTTCACGTATCAGTTTGTCGGCAAAACGCCAAGCATGATATGCGAACTTCTCTGCACCAACTCCGTCTAGCACTGTGATTTCACACAAGCCCATGTTTTCAAGCTCTGCAAACTTGTACAAGAACGGATCATCTCTGTCAATGACTGTCTTGTGATCAAATGTATCTTCAAGCCATGCTTTGAGAGGTTTGAGGCCACCAAAGTCTACTGCCCAGTTTTTGTTGTCTAGTTCTTCACAGCCAAATGTGAACCTGAAACCCAAGCTATAGCCATGTAAGAATTTGCAGTGTGAATGATCTGCATGTGGTTGACGGAACACTGCTGATAAGCCAATTTGGTGTCCGTATGTTTTAGTCGAATAATAAGCCATTAGTATACTCCTTTGTTAATGGAGTGTGCGGAATATTTAAAGTGGGTCGAACACTTAGTCCACTGTACTACTTATAATAATACTATTCTGTGGTTTTGTCAAGTGGTTCTGCTATTAAAAGTATATTTTGATATGATTGTATTTTAGGAACTTGAAAAATCCAATGATTGCACCTAAACTCACCTGTCATAGTTACTCTATATCTGCCGCCGTGATACATATCTTCAGGACGTTCCAT